AAAGGTTGGGTAAGAAGTTTTTGTCCTAAACTTTTAACTTTAGAGAGTTATCCTTTTAGAGGACCGTTTAGAACACAATTAGAAATGAAACAGGAGTTAGCCAATGCAAACAAAACCGATTAATACAGCACCATTAGAACGTTTACTTCTACAGATAAAGAATGCTGATCAGTCACAACAAAAACAAATTACAGTCGACATTGCAGGTGCAAAGGAAATAGCATACAGTTTAGGCACAGTACTGGCTAGACTGGCAGGCAACTACGAGTCATTGCTGATTAAGCCTTCTAGTGAACAGGAAATAGACATAAAAGTAGACGGCGGCGGACTGTAAATCCAATTATATACTAATAAAACCTATACACTATTGATAAATATTGTGTATATGAGTAGACCTAAACCAACAATTTTGTTAGAAAACGTCAACAAAAGTGACTATAAATCCGAGCAGGTTTTAGCGGCTGATGCCATTTGGGCAGTTTTCTATGAAAACAAACCCTTCAATTTGAAGTCATCTAATTTATTGAACAATTATCCTGGACCTAAATACAAGAAAGTTTCATTTTCAAATCCTGGACACGCATTCAATCTAGCAAAAAAATTGAACACAATGTTCAGCACTGAAAAGTTCACGGTGGTCAAATTGACCCAAGGTGAAACTGTCAGTGAACAATGATTACCAAAGAATCTTACACCAAAATATTTCTAAAACAAGCCAATATTTCATTGGGTCAAAACACGATGAAAGAATACATGCCTGTTTGGTGGAAAAACACAAGACGTTTGGGCGGTTTGAGATTAACTGATGAAGGTTTCGAATTCATCACAGAAAAATTAGATATACAAACTTACGAAGTTCCTTTTCCTGTAGACTTTACTCTTACCACTCAGGTGATAATATTTTTAGACAAATATATTAATTGTCCTTACTACCTAGCAGAAGACGGTATTGTTGTTACCAACGAAAGAAAAGCAATGGAATTGATGTTGTTTTCAGGTGATATAAGAAAATACGGACTTAATAAAGCAATTTCTAGGCTAGAATCCTCAGAATAAGTTATCCACAGACGCTAGAACCCGCATAAACCTTGACATCTTAAAGGGTTGACTTTTGGAGTACCAGAATGTATTATTAAATTATACAACAAGTTACAAAAGGAGTACAAAATGGCAAAAGCACAACAAGACACAATAGCAACTAGACAAGTTAGCCCAAACAAGGCAAAGGCTAGTATCTTACACGCACTAAAAATTAAAAGACCAATATTTTTATGGGGAGGCCCAGGTATTGGTAAATCAGAAGTAATACACCAAATCGGTGAAAACATGAATGCTCATGTGATTGATATCAGATTAAGTTTATGGGAACCTACAGACATTAAAGGTATTCCATATTTCAATTCAAAAGAAAACACAATGGATTGGGCACAACCTTCAGAATTGCCGGATGAAAAATTGGCTAAAAAACATAAATGTATAATTCTGTTTTTAGATGAAATGAATTCTGCGGCTCCTTCAGTACAGGCGGCGGCATACCAATTGATTCTAAACAGAAAAGTTGGCACATACTCTTTACCTGACAACGTGGTTATTATTGCGGCTGGTAACAGAGAAGCAGACAAAGGTGTTGTTTACAGAATGCCGGCTCCTTTGGCAAACAGATTTATACACCTTGAAATGAAAGTGGAATTTGATGACTGGTTTGAATGGGCAGTTGACAAAAGCATCCATAAAGATGTGTTGGGTTATCTAACTTTTAGCAAGAAGGATTTGTATGACTTTGATCCTAAGTCACCAAGTCGTTCTTTTGCTACTCCAAGATCCTGGTCGTTTGTTAGTCAACTATTAACAGATGAATTGGATGAAAGCACTACCACTGACATGGTTAGTGGTGCTGTGGGAGAAGGACTTGCAGTCAAGTTCATGGCTCACAGAAAAGTGGCAGGCAAACTGCCTAATCCATCAGATATACTTGATGGTAAAATTGACACACTGAAATCTAAAGAGATAAGTGCTATGTACTCGCTTACAGTTTCATTGTGTTATGAACTTAAAGAAGCATGTGATAAAAAAGACAAGAAGTTTGACGACAAAGTTAACAAATTTCTTAGATTTATGATGGACAATTTTGATACCGAACTTGTTGTAATGGGTATCAAATTGGCACTTACACAGTATCAATTACCTATTGATCCTGATAGAGTGAAATGTTTTGATGAGTTCCATGAGAAATACGGCAAATATGTTACTGCCGCTCAATCAATAAAATAAAAGTGCTGATATTAGGGCACTTTTCGAGGTGCCCTAAACCAAAAAATGATTGACTTTAATACCAAAAAATAGTATAATTAATTATGATAGACACATTAGAAAACAAAAAACTTTCAGAAGCAGAATACAAAAACCTTAGAGCAGAAGTACTAGATAAAATAGTGGTGGCCAGAGTTGGATTGTTATTAAGACATCCATTTTTTGGCAACATGGCAACAAGACTACAAATACAAGAATGCGATGACTGGTGTCCAACAGCCGCAACTGATGGCAGAAATTTTTATTACAATGTGGAATTTTTTAGTAAATTAAACAATAAAGAAATAGAATTTGTGATTGCACATGAAATACTTCACTGTGTGTTTGATCACATGACAAGAAGAGAAGACAGAGATCCACAACTTCATAATATTGCTTGTGATTACATTGTGAACAATACTTTGGTTAGAGATAACATTGGTGAGAAACCTAAAGACATACAGATTTTTCAAGACTGGAAATATGATGGTTGGACTTCAGAAGCAGTTTACGATGACATATATAAAAAAGGCAAAGAACAAATGGAACAGTTGGGCAAACTGTTAGACGAACATATTGATTGGGAAAAAGGTGAAAGCACAGGACAATCAAACAAAGACCCAGACAATAAAAACAAAAAAGGTCAGGCTCCTGCTTATTCTAAAGAAGAATTAGAAAAGATAAGAGATGAGATCAAAGACTCAATGTTGCAGGCGGCACAAACTGCCGGTGCTGGTAATCTTCCCAAAGAAATAGAAAGAGTTATTCAGCAGTTCACAGAACCTAAAATGAATTGGAGAGAAGTGCTACAAACACAAATTCAAAGTGTAATTAAAAATGATTATACATTTACAAGACCCAGCAGAAAAGCATGGCACTCTGGTGCTATATTGCCAGGCACAAAACATGATGAAACAATTGATGTGTGTGTTGCAATAGACACTTCGGGTTCTATTAGAGACGAACAAGTAAAAATATTTTTAGGCGAAGTTCAAAACATCATGTCGCAATATGCTGACTATAATATCAAGATATGGTGCTTTGACACAGAAGTACATAACGAACAAGATTTTTCTCCGCACGATGACAGCCTTACAGAATATAAAATTGAAGGTGGTGGAGGCACTGACTTTATGGCTAACTGGGAATACATGAAAGCAAATGATATTGTTCCTAAAAAATTTATCATGTTCACTGATGGTTACACATGGGAAGGTTGGGGCGATGCAGAATATTGTGATACTGTTTTTGTAATACATGACCATCATGATAAAAACGTTGAAGCACCTTTTGGTGTTACTGTGAGGTATGATGAATAATGTTGCAAAAAACTAACACACCCAATCCATTAAATTTCTTTAATGTAAGAAGATTCAAAAAGAAACCAAAAAATCTAATCTGCCAACCTTTAAGTCTTGGGCAAGATAACGAAGAAACAATTGTGAACTGGATTGATCAAAATTTAAAAAGTAGATTCTATTTTGGTAGACATTTACAATTAAATTCGCTTGGAAAATTTGATTATGTGTATTTGGTAGGTTTCGAATCACCAAAAGAGATGTCCATATTCAATTTGAGTTGTCCATATCTTCACTCACGTTAAATAATTCTGTTATAACAAAGTCAAACAAATATAAGGAGACGTATCGATATGACAGAACAAACTAAACAGGCTCCAGAACCTACACAGGCAAATCCAGCGCCAGAAGGTGCTCAAGCACCGGCGGCTGATTTAAGTGTGCAAGATTTGGGAGTTATCAAACAAATTATCGATGTTGCTACTCAAAGGGGTGCATTCAAAGCCAATGAAATGCAAGCCGTAGGAACAACATACAATAAACTTGAGTCTTTTTTAAAAGTGGTAGAGGCACAACAAAAGCCAGCCGCTGGTAAACCAGACGCAACTACATCTGCGACTCAGATCAAAGATGCAGGAACTCAGGAGAAAAAATAATGGCCGACACAAAACACGTAGGTAGAATCAAAGGAACCAACGACAAGGTTGCCGTGGTTTACAGAACTATTCCACAAGATCATAACTCAGCTCTTGTGATTAGAACTGCTAAATTAGGAGAAGGTGATCACGATGGCTTAATGAGAATTATTCAATCTAACGAAGCACAAACTGCCAATGAATTGTATGAAGCATTGGAAAGAGCGCCTTTACCAGATGGATTAAATGCTTTGGCTAAATTTTTTAAACAAGGAAATTTAGAAAAAGTTCCAACTGATCAAGTTGAAATGATTCCTAACACACAATCTATTATACAATTAGACGAGTTAAACAAAATAATTGCTACACAAAAAGGTGTATCAATTGAAAAGTTAGCAGTGTCTAATGCTCCAAAGGTTAATCCTAATCTTGAAGGTGTAAAACCACAAGACAGTAAAATTTTGACCGATGAACAAATTGCTACTCGTATGAGAAGTGATGCAGATAGATTGTTTAAGGAAGCATCTAAATTAAGGAAGGAAGCAGAAGACCTGTCTCCTGCTAAGAAGAAAACATCCTAGTTGTGGATACTGTCGCTGTGGTACACTTTAAGAAGGGCAGATTGCCCAAGCAGGTTGTAAGTCAATGGCCCGAAGTATTCGGAGACGTTGAGGTATCTGCAATACCTGTGCAATACTTAAAATCAATCAACGTGACCTTTAAAGATGGCAAAAAATGGGAGGTTCGCATGAAACCTAACAAAAAGAATGTTTCTGCCAAGGATTTAGAGGCCACACTGAATGAAATGTTTGTAAACTATGAAGGCTCTATTAAAAACGTTGATTTTAGGTTGGATACTGCAAAAGTAAAGGCAGATATTAGCAATAGAACCAAAAAGTTTATCAAGAAGAACAAGTAAATACAGATAAATAAACGTATTAGGAGCATATTTAAATGGCATTACAGTTAAGAAGAGGAACCAACGCAGAACGTCTTGCAATAACACCTGTACTAGGTGAATTAATATTTGTAACAGATTACAGCTCAGCGGCTGTGGCACCACTGTTTGTGGGTGACGGTACAACTGTAGGTGGCAATCCAGTAGGAGCCAGCGATTTAAACTTCACAGGAATTGAAGGCAATGTAACTCCTGACACAGACAGCACAAGAGATTTAGGAACAAACACAGAAAGATGGGCAAATGCCTATGTGGATGATATCACTGTAACCAACAGAGTAACAGGCGTGGTAAGAGGTGATGTCGAAAAAGCAGATGGCACAGTGGTGTTTGATGCCGCTACAGGTTCAATCACAGCAAACATAACAGGATCTGTTTCAGGTTCAGTTGTAGGTCACGTGGTAGGTTCAGTGTTTGGAGATGATTCAACACAATTGGTTGATGGTGCAAACGCAAATATTTCAAACATCAACAATGTTAATTTTAACCCAGGTCCTAACACAGGACTTAATGAAGTTTATCAAATCAATGTAGATTCAGCATCTAACATTGTTAGAATTGGTCATGGAACAGATGACGAATTTCCAAGAGTTGCATTCATAAGAGAAAAAGCCGCAGGTGCTATAGGTGACACAGATGCAGTTGGAAGATTGCAATTTACAAAAGTAGACTCAAACGGTGAAACGTTTTTTGGTCTTATTTCAGTAACATCAAATCAAATGTTTTTCTCGATTGATGACGGTGTACACAATTTTTCTAAATTTTTTAAATTTTACAAAACAGGTAAATTTGCAATTAATGGTAGTTCACCAAATGAGCCAGCGGCTGAATTGGATGTCGATGGTATTGCAAGATTAACACCACAAACTGGTGCACCAGCAAGTCCAGTAACTGGTATGATTGCTGTGGCAGACGGAACCACTTGGGATCCTGCCGCAAAAGGTGGAACCCCAGATCCATATCCAGCGTTCTATGATGGAAACGCCTGGGTAGCAATGGCATAAAACACCCCCTAGAACCAAAAATAAGCGTCGTACAGTGCCCATGAAAGGCACACATGATAAGTTATAGCCATGAAGAAAAACAAGGCGTAAATGACGCTATAAATAATTTTCAATGATGCAAGAAAGTTTTCTAGATAAAGATTTTGGCACTGACCAAACAAGAGAAAAACAAATTCGTAAACATTTTGGTATTGAAGAATTGCAACCAAAATGTCAAGATGAGTATGTAAAAATTCCTGTAGATTTACCTTGGAAAGAATTAGCACAAGATGTAACAGGTGCTTTTGATAAGTTTGGGTGGTATGGAATGTGTCATAGAGGAAACAGTGATTGGAGTCGCAGTAAACTGTATGGAGGTTTAGGCTTAAATTATAATCCAGAATACAAATTTCAAATACCTACACACGCACAAGGTTTAGGTCAACCAAGATCAATCAAAAATGTTAACGCAAAAGAGTGGGTAAAAGATTTAGAAAATTACGATTATTCAAAACAAACAGATGAAATTCAAGTAAAAGGATTTAACACATATGATGATTGTTTAGGATTACGTGTTGCTACAGACGTAACTAATTATAGGTCATTTACAACCATATTTGATAAACTTAAAAGAAAATCAATCCAAGGAAGAATAGCAGAAATAAAAGCCGCAGAACACGGAAAAAGTGTAAGTGACGATGACAAAGAATTTATGTGGCACACAGATGAACGCAATGAAATAGTGTCTAGAGTATTAATACCTGTTGTATTCGACGAAGATTATTTTATCGAATTTAAAGATACAGGAACAAAATTGTATTTTGAACCAGGCTATGCATATCATTGGAACACCTACAAAGTGCATAGATTTAATTTTAATTATCACAACAACATTAAAAATAGAACCTGTATTGTGTTAGGCTGGTCTCCTTGGCTGGACTTTGATGGTGAACGTTGGATTAAGAATGAATACTTTAATAAAATACACCCCACCGACATGGTCAAACAGGGACTGGTAATTTAATCTATTTGGAAAAATAATTTTCTATATCTACTGGCATTGTCATATCTAATTTAGATATGTATGAATTTTCAAACTTTTTGATAGAGTTTTCAAGCAATTCATCATATTTTTCATTGTGCTCTTCTGCTGTCCAAGGGGCACCCATTGCCAAAGTGAACTTCATATTAGAATCATTATTATTCATACTATGGGGCCAATATCCAGACATAACAAATGGTTGATTTATTATATTTTCTTTAATATGATAATTTGTGTCTTGCCCATTAAAATATAGATTATCTGTTTGTCCTCTTAAAACAACTCTAAATTTATGTTCTAGCATCTTTTTGTCAAAGTTTTTACGACTACAATCTATGTGTGTGGGATTGGATTCTCCTGCCTTTGTGCATATCACAACTATACGACCTAGTTCATTAGTCCAAGATTTAACATGAGTTTCAATGTAATTTCTAATCTCTGGTAGTTGTTCACTTTCCTTTGACCATTCTTTTCCAATTGACTTATTGTTGCGTATGTCTTTTCCGGCACTTACGTATATTGGTATGTGTCTGCAATTCCTGAATTGATCATCAAAACTGCTTTCTTGCACAATTTTTTCTAGCCTTTGTATTAATGAATTTGTTACAGGAAATTGAGGCAAATCTAGATAGAGAAATGCTAGATTGTTTTTTATATGATTAGACATTTTTGCATTCCTAAAAGTGTTTTTGTATCGTATTTTGTTTCTTTTATATCGCATTTCAGCAAAGATTTTAAATATTGATCATTATAGAAAGTCCATAAGAAGTCTTCAGTTTTTAAATAATAAACGTCGCTGTTGTATATTTCTTTCCATTTATCTGCTGTTAAGTTTCTATATCTACAAATATTTTCGTATGCAACTTTATTAGAAGTTGAATAAAAAGATAGCAATAGTCTACTACAACTTTTTTTTAAAATGTTTACCATTTCCAACATTTCATTCTCATACATATGCGTAATCACTGAAAATGCTATTGCAACATCATAATTTTTTTCTAATTGCAATTTTTGTGTTCCGTTTTTATTGTACATATAGTTGTATCCATCATAGTACAACCACTGGTGTTGCGGGTATTTTGTTTTGTTGTCTTCAATAATTTTCTTATTAATATCTATGCCTGTATATTTGTTGTGATTAGTGTATCGTACAAAATTACCATGATTGCAACCAAAGTCTAATACAGACTGGTTGTTAAAATTAAAATACTGTTCAAAGTATTCTCTTACGTTGTATCTAAAGTAATTTTTCAAATCCGACATCATGAACTCCCATGTGAAATACTATTCGAGTCTTTGATGGAGATTTAACACCATGAGGTTTTTTAGTGTTTAGCACAACCATTGAATCATACAAAATACTGTCACTATCATTGCCATCATCAAAGTACAATGCACCCGTGTTTTCTGTAATAGGCACAACAAATGAACACTTGCTTTTTACATCTGAATGCAAAGGCAACTCGCCACCTTCTAGAACTTTAAAGAAATTGCATCTAAATTCTTTTGGTCTTATTCCAAATTGATTCCAAATGTTTTTTATAAATCTTAACAATTTTCTATCAAAGTTTTTAATTTCTTGTACATAAAATTTATTCATGTTTTTTCCACCAGTAGCATCACTCACATATTCTGAATACAATTGATTGCTATCTTCCCATTGGTCGTTGAAGTAGTCATCGAAAAACTCAGGTTCTACTTTGTAATCTGTTTCAATAAAAAAGTTTTTGTGCCAAGTTTTATTCATCTAAATCCTTTTGACCATCTACAGAAACAATTATATGAGATCTAGCAGTGGTTCCTTTGTTCCATGCACTGTGTCTTAATCCTTGATTCAAAAACCAACAAGATCCTGGTTCCATTGTTTGATATACTTTTTCTCCGTTTACCACACAATAAAAACCACAATCTTTGTTTGTTGTAATGGGTATGTGAAATCTAATAGAATAATCTGTGTTGTAATCAATGTGTTCTGCCACATAAGCACCTGGATCCATTATGGCAATCCTAGCACGTGTTGTTTCTGATTTAAATGATGTAATAACTTCTTCTAAATATGTTCCTTTAACCCAGTCTTTTATTTTGTTGTAGTGTCTTTCATCTAATCTATTTTTAGGTATTTTTTTATCATACACTCTATCTTCCATGTTTGGATTGTATTGACAAAGTGCAATCTGTTTATATGGAGATCCATTTACCTCAAATCTACCATTATCATCTTTCTGTATGTAATTTTCAAATGGCTTCACATAGTTTCTATAATCCCACGCCATTCTTTTCCCACCTAAACCTTTTCTAAACTCAGATTCTTCAACGTCATTATCTTGTAAAAATTTATAAGCATCTTCAATTGTATCAAATTTTAAGCCAAAGGCTTTTTGCAGTTTAGGAGATTTACCTCCTACAAGTTCACCATATCCATCTTTGGCTTTTAGGTCATCAACCTCAACTGGCATTTGTTGTACCACTTGAATAATTTTGTCTACATCAAAAGTTTTGTCTAACTTTTTAAATGGTGGTAAATCATGTCTCTTTTTTAATGTCATGTGTTCCTTTATACTGCCAGCATCTTGGGTTTTCTTTCCTACAAACAAGAACTTTATCGTCACTGAACTGCCATTTAGTTCCTGTTTTCTTTTCTATTTCTAAAAATAATTTCTTCATGTACAATCTGTTTCTACATCTACTGATGAATGCTTTTGTAAAACCTAATTGTTTTGCAATTTCCAATTGGTGTTTTATTGTTGCTAACAGATGTGGTCTTACAATTTCTCTGCCAGGTTTTCTTAAACTTGCATCTTCCCAGTATCTATTTAAAATCCTTACTTCACCTTTTTCATAATATTCAGGTCGATGCCAGACAGAACTAAAACCTAGTACAGCATCATCTTTAAGCAACACAGTAATACATTCAAATTCTGACCAATTAATAGTAACATAATCTTCCTTTTGTTCTAAATCATCAAAAGAAATTTGTTTTAATTTTTCTATGATGTCTGGTCTTTCCTCAGGATTGAATGTCAATACATCACACTCTGAATTTTTACTTTCGTAATTACTGTGGCCAGGTGTCAACATCGTTCCAAAACTCTTTGTTCTTTTTTCCATGTACTAATAAATGAACTCTTTCTTCATCTGAATTATTTTCTACATAGTGTTCATAGTGTATATTCAACACAACACTCATACCAGGTTTGTACTTTATTTCTTTATTGTTTAAAATAAATTTGTTTCCTTCTGGATATGTAATACTTATGTTAAGTGGTTCTAGCCAATTTCTTTCTGGAACATCTATGTGCTTTGTGATGTACCCTTTTGGTTTAATTACTAAAAATCTAACATCATCAATACGTGAATACGGTAAAGTGTTAACCCATTTTAAAGTGCCTTGACATTTTTTCCCTACTTCAGTAACAAAAGGTTTTTCTCCCTTCTGTCTATATTCCCAATGACTGTTTGTTTTGTCTGAACCAAAACCAAATAAAGTCACTGCGTACCAATCCTTGTGCCCGTCTTCTGGTCTATGATTAATCAGTGTGTCTTTAATTTCTTTGTACTCACGTAAAATTGCGTTGGTTGGAACAATGAACTTCATCTCTACCCATTCTACACTGCTGTCTCGATTAAACATTTGAAGCCTTTGGATTATAATTGTGATGATCTTTATGATTGCCTTCAAACGGGGCAATTAAATTTATTATGAAATTGTTTGCTGGACCTTTTGCATCATGCCCGTAAAAATTAAGTATTCCAAATCCAATATAAGATAAAATGAATATCATTGCATTTAAAATTAAAGCATTTACACCAAAAATTAAAAATGTAATCAACCAATGACTTGCAAAAATATAATTTCCATATTTGTGAAAGAACACTATTCTAGGATTACGTATCAAGTCAATTAAAAATTTTCTTGGGATAGATTTCACTTTCCAAAGACTGAACAACACAACATACCAAGGATGATTTTTTGGACTATGAGGATCATTTTCTGTGTCAGCATAAGCATGGTGCATTCTGTGAACACCTGCCCAGGTCAGTAAACTTCGACCACCACACAATAAACCAAAATACAAATAGATGATTTCTAATACAGGGTGCTGTTGTTTTACTCCGTGGGCAAAGTATCTATGATACCCCCAAGTGATACCAATTGCCGCCAAAATCCAGTATAAGATATATCCATATAACAAAATCATAAATTAAAATGTATTAAATACAACTATATTTATCAGGGCCAAATTGTCCTATAGGAAATAAAGAATATGAGTAAGAAACCAACTACACCTTTTGAACTGCCACAAGGTAGTGCAGATAAAAACACCAAAATAAAACATCTTTTTTACAATTGGGATCAAGAACAAGAAGTGATTCGTGAGATGCAAAAGTGTCAACGTAATTGGGACTACTCTAAAGAAGTGCCACCTGAAATTATTGAATACCTATTATGGCACTGCACCAACGCACCATCAAAACAATTTGAGGCATATTATGATGTGTATTGGACAGCAGACAGGAAAGTTATCAAAGAAATATCAAAATACACATGGGGTCACACACATTTCAGAACTCCTCCATCCACTTGGAGAAACACTCAGGCAAATGCAAATCTTTACATATTGTTTGTTGCCAAAGAACCAGAAACACAATTAAATTGTAAAAGTGATGGGTCTTTAAAATCAAACAAATCTCCTGCACGTTGGGAAAATGCATACGTCAGCATTGGTATTGCCATGGGACTGGTTATGAGAGCCGCAAGGAGTATGGGACTTGCAACAGGCTGTAACAAAAGTCACAATGATCTAGATGGCAATGACTACTGGGAAAAAAAATTAGGAATACTGGAAGAAGTAAAAGCAGGCACAAAAAAAATTGCTTACGGCATAGGCATAGGTTACCCACAAGAAGGAAGACCTAGATGGGAGGCAGATGATCCCGAAATAATGATTGGCGCAGGCAATGGCAGTAGGAACACAATACGTGATGACATGCCCACTCATCCTAGAACAGGCAAAGAATTACGCAAAGTAAAAATTGTAAATCTTAATATCCATGGTGGACAAAAAGTTGCAGACCCTTATGGCGACTATCACGAGATTCCTAAAAAACACGAGAGCAAAATTAATAGTTTTAGAAATAGAATTATTAACGTCACCGAAATAAAATAATGATTAATATTGTTGTATCTAGCAAACCTGTAGATGGTTTATTCTATTACAGTTATGAATACTGTTCGTTATTGAACAATGCAAATATAGATGCTAGAGTTGTTGTGATCACACACAGAAATTTTACAAGAGAAGATTATCTACAAGTAATCAATAACAAATACATTCACTGCAACAATGTGGTGTTTGAAGACACCACAGTGAACGACAATGACGTCACATTCATACTGGGTAGAAGCATGATGACATTGGCTTGGCAAGATTATGAACAATACACAGTTGAACAACAAGAAATACTACGCAAATTGTTTGCTGATAGAGTGATATCAGTGTATTCAGAAAATCATCCTACAAAATATCCCATGGCTGTGGAGTTCTTTGCACCAAAACAGATTGTAGATTTGTGTGACACAGAAGTTTACCTAAAAGGTGTAGGCAAACACTTTGAAAAAACTATTAACTTTGATATCTACAAGCCACACGTGGACGATATAAAGTTTAAGCATTTATTTTTGGGCACCAACGAAAGATACTATGCCACTGTTGAAAAAGTAATCAAGGATTATCCGAATCATGGCATATTGACATATGAAGCAGACTATGTTAATATAGACTTGAACAATGTGTTTGTGCCTGTGGATAACATTATGAGCATGTTTGAAATCTATGTGTACACCAAAGACACATTTGATCCTGCTCCTAGAATATTTCAAGAGTGCAAACACTTTGGAAAACAAGTGATTTATCTTAGAGATAAATCTATCCATGATGGTGGCAGTGTGTATTGGAAAAGAAAAATTACAAAACCAGACATCACACCAATATTGGAGGCAATAGAGGAATTAAATGATACCGTATGAAGGTTGGGATAGAGAATATCATCAAAACAAAGATCAATATCTTGAATTGTTTGATAATTTTATGTCACAACGCAACTATGAGAACTGCGAACAGTTTGAACAAGACTTTGCACAACTGATAGGAAGAAAATATGCAGTCAGTGTTGCCAATGCCACTGATGCTTTACATTTTTCATTAAGAAGTAGGAACATAGGTCCAGGTGATGAGGTATTAGTGACAGACTTCAGTTGGATATCCACATCATCATGCATCAGCATGGTGGGAGCAACTCCAGTTTTTTGTGACATAGATGCAGACACTTGTCATATTTCATTAGACAGTATAAAACGTATGACCACACCCAACACAAAGGCGTTGATATACACGCATCTGTTTGGCAACATGAGTGATACTGCTGATATTGAACAACATTGCAAAGACAATGGCATCATGTTTGTGGAAGATGCGGCACAAAGTTTAGGATCAAGCATCAACAACCGCAAAGCAGGCTCTATCGGAGATTGCAGTTCATTTAGTTTTAACACAAACAAAGTGATATCAGGAATAAATGGCGGTGGAATATTTTTAACCGACAATGAAAAGTTGGCTGACACTGTAAAAAAATTAAGACGTCATGGAAAAGGCAAGGATTATGAAATGCTTGGATACAATTCAAGAATGTATGTGCTGAATGCACAAATAATTCAATTGCGTTTAAAAAATTTAACACGTGACAGGCAAATAAGAGAGCAACATGCTATGACGTACAACAGTGCTTTTAAAAATTTGCCCATACAAACACCAACTGTGCCTTTTAATGTTGAACACAACTGGCACAAATACACAGTTAAATTCAAAGACAAAGCAACAAGAAACAAAGTAAAAAATAAACTAAATCTTTCTGTGCATTATGAAACTCCACTGTCAGAAAATTCTATGTACAATGCATGGAGTATGGATTACAAGAAAGATGATTGTGTGAATTCTAAACTGGTTGCAGACACAATACTATCTTTACCTGTTCATGCTTATTTAGAACAACACGAGATTGCAACTTTGATTGCATACATTAAA